CGTTCTCATACTTCTTAACAAACTCTCTACAATCACGAACAGATCCAGGTTGAACTGATTCTACATATTCACCACTTAAGGTTTGATATTTAGTTTTTTTATTAGCAGGGACAAAAAGAGTCGGGTTAAACTTTTCTCGGGTCATGAAGTGTTTTCCATCTTCATAACCACGGACAAGAAAGTTGTCCCCGACCATTTGAACGTTTGTATAAAATCTCATCAGGCAGTTAGTTCAATGTATTTTTCGAGAAGAGTTGGTCTTGGTTCAATTATAGTTAAAATTTTATCAGAGTGCAACATAAATTCATTTTGTTTAGTATATTCAGACAACCATGGTTCTAAGGTTAATGCTATTTCCTCAATTGCAGAGATTTTAATTACAAATGGTTGTATTAATTTACAATCAGGTTCTCCCAATTCAGATCCAACTTCCTCAATTTTTGATATTAAAACAGTATTGTTTACAGTAATAATACATTTAACTTCAGTTTCCATTTATTTCGCTCTCATAAGTGTTTTTAACATTATCAATCGGTTCAACTATAGTTACAACCCAGTCAATTGGAACTAAAATTTCTTCATCTTTAGATAAAATAATCCATGGAGAAAAAGAAATTTCTACTGATTTTTCAAGTTTAGTTTTATCATCTTCTTCAGAATCTTCAACTAAAATTGGAACTGAAAAAGTAACTTTTCTAGGTTTTGTGAAGACATAACCATATCTATTTTCTGTATTTTCTTCTTTAGAAACTAGTTCTTTAATATCAGAAATGATAGTTTCTCCAGATTTTAATAAAGCAATTTTAACACTCATTTTATCAATTCATCACTATCAATATTATAGCAAGAAAAAAGAGGGGAGTCAACTGGATTTTGCCAGTTCCCCTCTGTGGCATAGCGCCGACGATATTCATTGTTATTTATAGATAATCTTTGCGCTTATGATGATCGGGAACAATTCTACCAAGAGTAATAGTCAAAAGTCCATCCTCAAAATCAACTGATCGTACTTCCGTATCATCAGAGAGTGTCCACGCTCTCTTAAAACTCCGTTGAGCTAAACCCTTGTGGATATAGTTGGACTCCGTTTCTTTATCTTCTTTTTGTCCCTCCACAAAAAGTTTTCCATCTTGCGTGTAGACATAAACTTCTTTCTTTTTAAATCCAGCAAGTGCAAGTTCTAATCTTGACTCAACATTACTGACTTGAACAAGATTATATGGTGGATAGTTTGTCGTGGTTTCATGCAGATGGAAGATACGATCAAAGTATTCATCCATACCAATACTATATTTGTTGATCCTTTCCATCAGAGCAGGAAGATCCGCGTGTGTAAACCTAGAAGTTGCAAGGTTAGTCATTATGGTAGCTCCTTTAAAAGCGAGTTTGTGTTTTGTGGACCCTTTCGGCATCCAATATTAATTATACAACAAACATAAAAAAAGGGAGTGTTGAACTCCCTACACAATTATTCGGTTTCTTCAACTTTTTTCTTTTTAGAACCAATATTATATTTGGTTTCTAGAATCCAGTCTCCTTTGTCCTTATAAGCAAGAACTTTAATTTGATTCAGGGGGGCAATATCTTGAATCTTTTTAAGATCGACAATCGTGATTAAACCCCAATCCGCAAGAAGTTGGGCAATACGATTACGACGTTGGACATCATTCACAGTCAGGTTTGCATGTTTGCCATCCAGAGCAAACAGTTCCTTAAAGTGAACGAGATAATATCTACCTTGCTTGTGTAGAATATGACAAGACTGATAGATTTTCTTTTCCTTTCTTGAAGCAACTCCGATACGAGTCAAAGTTTCACGTACCTTCAAAAAGTCGTCAGGTTCGTTAAGAACCACTTCAACCATTTGATCGGGCGTCCACTTTACTTCAGGTTCTTGAACGACACTCATTTTGTTCCTCCAGTTTCAAATTTCGATTTAATAAATGTTAGTTGTTCTTTATTAAGAATCCTCAAAGCTTGTTTTGCCTTTTCATTACTATATCCATAGTAACGTTTAACATAATCAAGGTCTTTGATTTTATCTTGACGGAGCCAGGGAGAAAATCTCTTCTTTTTCCTCAGACTATTTATAAAAAAGTCATACTGCAACTTCTTTGGGAGGAAATGATATTGATTCATTTCATTTGCAAACATCAAACAATCAATGTGCCCCGAAAGACATCGATTGATAATATATGGAGCATATTCCTTCTCAAGTGAAGGATCTTCATCAATCAGGTGTTTCTTCGTTTGATTGATCGAGTTTAACCAGTCCTTCAATTCCATAATTAAAAAGTAGCAGTTCTTTACGTTGTTTTTGTTCTCGCATATATTCACCAACGGAACGCATCGTATAAGTCAAATCAAACTCAGCAGCGTTCCAGTTCTTAAACCGATCTTTAACAAGTTGGTCGGAATTGTAACTCACTAATTGATCCATATTATTAGTGTCACAATCAGCAGCAAACTTATCGTGATCAAATCCTTTATGCATTGATCCCTTATTCCCATAGAGATTATCCTTAATGTCATAAGGAGGATCGAGATACATAAAAGCACCCTTGTTTCCATCCATCAGATAATCGTAAGAATAATTAGTTATACGCCAATTCTTAATTATCTCAGAATACCCAGGCAACTTTTCGATCCCTCGTATTGAGAAGTTGGAGTTAGATGCTTGTTCTGAAAATGAAGAACTTTCTGTGAGACCACTGAAAGAACACTTATTGACAATATAGAAAGCCACAGCACGATCGAAACTTGACACATCTTTATCATTGATCTTCTCCTTAGAAACTAAGAAAAGTTGTCTTGCTTTATCTGGAGTATTGCAAGTGCTTTTAAGAGTTGTAAGTGCATTGGAAAGATCAAGACCAAACATCTGGAGTTGTTGCCAGAAGTTTACAAGAGGTTCGTAAAGATCATTCACCCAAATATCTAGGTTGGGATATTTCTTGGTGATATAAATCGCAACACTTCCACCACCAAGAAATGGTTCTCGGAATTCATCATAGTTTCGAAGGTCTGGAAAGTAAGGTCCCATTTTTTCACAAGCACGGGACTTACCGCCAGGATAACGTAAAGGTGTTTTAAGAGATTTCATCACAAAATTACCTCCATCATATTCAAAAGTTGACCTGCATCAATTTGTTTTTTAATTGGAGTAATATTAGTTGCAATCATCCTATAGTCATCCTGCTCAAGTTTAAATGTGGCACCAGCACCATCACATTCAACTCGTGAATATACAGTATCCCAGTCTGTATATGCAATAGACATATTTTTAGTATCTACAAGGAGCATGTATTCAAATGTTTTTTGAATATCTTCTTTTTTCAATTCAGTTTTTTTCTTTTTCCCTGGGCGTTTGTTAATTAAAACAACACGCTTAGAACTACCATTTTTATTAAAAAGACCTAGAGATCCTTTCATTTCATAAAAAGTTCCAGAATGGTCTACAAAATCTCTACCATCCTCATAATCACCAACATAATTTAACTGCCCATCACTCCATTTTGCAAAAGACTTTTCTTGCAAATATGTTCGAAATGTTTTAAATGCGTTAGATTTCATCTGTGGTGTGTTTGTTGCATTTACACATCCAAAGAATTCTTCAAGATTGATACGGAAAAAATCAATGTTCATAATCAGGTTTGTTGTACTTAAGGTATTCAAAAAAAGTAAGTTTCATTTCTTTCTGCGTCATGCCACAATGGGCAGCAGCAGCAGGCAAAGTCATTTTAGCACGAAAAAGACCTTCGTTTGCCTCTTTCACATTTGTAGGTGTTGTTTTTACAGGGACCTCATATAAAACCTTATATGAAATTTTAAAGGGGTTCATTATAGTTCCTCAACCAATTCAATGTCTTCAAATTGATCCGAAGATACTTCATGCTCTCCGCCAATAAGATACCAATGTTTACCATCATCACGAACACCAAGATATTTCATTTGACCTTCGTCAAAAATGTTTTCACGCATAACTGCTTGAAGACGATAATGCATCAATTCAGATTTGGATGGGACTTTCATTTGAATTCACACTCACACATAATTTCAGTTAATGCTGCAAGAAGATTTATTTCCTGATCAGCCACGAACGCACATTGGTATTGATACTTAGCAATAACAAGGACGGCAGCAGGAATAGATGCGGGTGAAAGGCAATCATAAAGGGAGTCATAAACCCTGCGGAGTAAACTAGAAGCATCGTTGTCCAAGTTAGCGACCACCCACTTTCGGACCTCAGTAAAGTTTTTATCTTTGAGAAATTTGACAAGTTCATTTACAGATACGTCAGAGAAAGATGCAAGAATTCCAGAATCAATTTTACCACCAGTAGAATATCTTTGAATTTCATTTAGAACACGTCGAAAATCGGGAAAGTGTTTCGATACGAGTTCCGCAACGACCTTTTGATCATACTCAATCTTTTCTTGATCGAGGATAAACTGTAATCTTTGAAAGAAATTCCCTGCGAGTTGTACTCGTTGTTTTCCTTTGATTGTAAAGTCAATGACGGCACATCGAGAATGCAAGGGTTCAATGATTTTATTCTTGTAGTTGCAGGTGAAGATGAATCGGCAGTTGTTATAAAATGCCTCAATATTCGCCCGTAGAAGGAGTTGTACGTCGTTGCCTGTGTTATCTGCCTCATCGATGATGATGACTTTGTGTTTAGAAGATCCCGTAAGTGAAACGGTCGAAGCAAAGTTCTTTGCCTGGTTCCGCACAGTATCCAAGAAACGTCCTTCGTCGGATCCATTGATGACATAATAATCTGCTCCTAACTCATTACATAATGCTTTTGCGATTGTAGTTTTACCAATACCAGGAGGTCCAGAAAGAAGAAGATTTGGAATCTCACCCTTTCCCACAAACTCCTTAAATGTTTTTTTAGTATCATCAGGGAGAATACAATCCTCAATTACTTGAGGACGATACTTCTCCACAAAAAGAAATTCACTTGCCATGATTTAACTCCAATCACCAGGTTTAATTGTTTGTCGTGATTTTGTAGATGAAATTTTTCTAGACTCACTACAAATTTTATCTCTAATCATTTTTGCTTCATCGTATTCGGTAAGTAGTTTTGATTTAGAGTTATACAATAAAGCAGCAATCCAATTAATTTCATCATCAGAAAGTTTCATAATTTAGACCCAATCAGGTTTTCGTTGCGGCATACGAAGATAATTAGATGCAACCCAAGGTTTGGATGCGATATACATCTTGTAAGCAGTAAAAGTGTCAATGCTTGTGTCAAGTTTATACTCATCTGGCATAGCACGGGCAAATGGTGTTACTTCAGTAATCTTACCTTTGGGAAACAAGTAGTATGCCTGCAGAAGCGTATTATAGCATGAGTGTTGCTTTCCATACCGAAGATGGTATTCATCAGCAAGATTCATGCCATGTTTGATTAACCAATAGGCATTGTGGATACTTTCCATTGCCCATTTGGTACAGGGATGATTACGAAACGCACCCTTTTCAGTTTTGTAAGGAGTGTTGTCAGTCTTGTACAAAAGACCATAACCATGACCCCATTTTTCGGATGCCACGATGGAAAGCATTTGACAACATTCTAGTGGCATCTTCACTACTAATTTGTCCGGAAGTACTATTGCACTTTCTGCCGGAAATTTATGCGTCACAAAAATGTTCATAATAATCTGCAAGTTTTCTCAACTCATCAAGTGTAGCATCCTTTTTTAGGATATTTGCCCTTCTACTAACAATAATGATATTTTCTTTAATATATCCTTTTGTATTATCAATTCTATCAATACTTGGGGCATACATCCAAGTTTCTCTCCCTTCTCTTTTCAAAGGGAATCCAAATACTGGGCAAGTATCTGGAATATCAATATCGTCTTTTGTAAGAGTGAATTCTATATTTAATTTTTTTGCTCTTTGTTTTGCATTATTATAAAGAACTTTTTTTGTATCAAATTTCCAATTTCTATTTTTTCTTTCCCTTTCTTTATATGCAGCAGAACAATTTTTACAAGTTGTTTTTCTTTTTATTGAAGTTTTTCTTGTTTTATCTAATAAAGAAAATTGCCATATATTTTTTTCTTCATTACAAATATCACAAACTCTCCACTTTTCTGGATTATCTTCCTTATGCTGCTCTTTAAACACACGGGCGTTATAAACATTCATACATTTATAAGAGCAAAACTTTTTTTGCCTTTTTTTAAGAGGAGAGTTACATTCCAAACAATACATTTGTAATCGTTCTAACTACATAATTATTTATAAAAAGAAAGTTTACAGATGTTCATCCAAAAGAAGAATCTGGTTCTAGAGCAATATAATACTTCAGATTGTACTTAGTATTCGTGAATTGTGACAAAAGTTTAGAAGACACCACGACGTCATAAGCACCAGGAATAATCTTGATGTTTTCCACCTTGAAGTTAAATATAAACTCTGTATCGGTTTCACCAACAACAATAGCATACTCGTTAGAAGTATCATTCTTCTTATCACGAACAACAAGTTTAATGACACCCGATTCACCAATGGCAGAAAAATCTGGAAGTTGATAAACTGCTGCTGCTTTTACCAGTTTCTCCAAAGAAGCACTATCAAGTTGGAAACAAACATCCTGTGAAGGAAGTTGAATTTCTTTTTCGGGAGGAGAAATAATTACATTAGGATCAGCAAAAAAATATTTTACCCGCCGTTTACCTTCACGAATGCTTAAGTAAGAATCTTCTTTAAAATCCAAATCTGGATCTTGGTGAAGTCCCAATCCATTCAAAAACTGGTTGAGATCATAGATAGCAAAATCACGAGGAAACTCTTCAGTAATATCTGCCTCTGCCAAAATGTTTTTTGCAACAGAAATAGTACGAAGGCGATTTCCCCCTTTCACAAGAATTGAGTTATTAATACTTGCAAAATTCTTAAGAATAGTCAGGGTATTGTCAGAAAGTTTCATAGTTTGGGGTTTCAGTTTCACTTGTTTTCAACGAGATTAAGATGATTAATCAACAGAATTGTATAGTGAAGAACTTTGAACAAATCTGCACGAGGAGTACCTTTCGTATCATAACGATCAATATACTTGGTTACATTACCCGCACAAAATCCTTCACGGCGGTTATGCTTGATCTTATCTAAAGTTTGCTCTGTACTACCACAAGTACGGTCAACATAATGTTGACTATATGTACTGGAAATATATTGCTCAAGTTGCTTGAGGATTTTATCCTCATTATATTTCCAAAAACCGTTTTTATTTGTATTTTCAGTCATTTTAATGTTATAAGAATTTAATGAAAAAACATCAGGAGAAGAATAAGGATTTCCAGTCAAACTAATTCCATCATAATCCCAAAAATCTTGAGAATGATCAGGCATTCCACCAGGTAGACGAGATCCTGCAAATGAAATTGTATCTGAAGAATTTGATCCAAAAATAGTAGTTTTTGATGTGGAGATATAATCAGAGTAGTTTGTTTCGAAGTTTTCTTTTTTATCTGGAATCTCAGACATAGTTTTCAAAATAAAATAAAGAACAAAAGGGAAGGCACATTTTTACCTTCCCCAATTATATCAGAATGGAGCAGGTTGGTCAATATATTCTACGGTCAGTTCAGGACCAGTAGAAGGCATTTGGAAGTCAGCATCAACCTTGTCGTAGAGTTCCAAGAAAGCTTGCTTAGTTTCGTCATCAAAACGGTTCACACACACCTGAATTGCCTTTGCCTTGTCTTGGAAGATGCTGTAAGCACGGATGATATGCACCAGGCGGCGGGTGCTGATGATTTCCTCAATACCACCATCGTAGAAGGTCTTACGGATAATATCTCCCCAATCCACCAGGCGCTTGCAGAAATCACGGTCTTCAACACCAAGGTCCAGAGCAATGCCTTCAAGGATCTTCTGCTCAGTTGCAGGAGCAGGATAGGATTGCTCCAGAGTCACAGGAAAACGCTCTAGGAACGCCTCATTGAGTACGTTGGTGCCGATAAATCGGCCATCATCACTGCCCTTGCCCTTTGTGTTTGCAGTAGCAATCACGTTGAAACCTTCGGAAGGTTTGACGAACTTACCAATCTTCTTCAGAAAGACCCCCTTACCTTCCAGAACGGATTGAAGGCACAGAATTTTGTTAGAGGCAAGATCAATCTCATCCAACAGCAGCACAGCACCACGCTCCAGTGCTTCAATCACAGGACCATTGTGCCAGGCAGTTTCACCATTCACAAGGCGAAAACCACCAATCAGATCGTCTTCATCAGTTTCAATGGTGATGTTAACACGGATCAGTTCACGCTTAAGTTGAGCACACGCTTGCTCCACACTGAACGTTTTACCATTACCCGAAAGACCCGTAATGAACGTAGGATAAAAGAGACGGGACTGAATAATGCGTTTAATGTCGTTAAAATTACCAAACTTGACGAAGGTATCATCTTTATCGGGAATGAGGTTTTGATGAACTTCAGGAAGAACCGAAACATTCTGGAAAGAACGCTCAATTTCTTCAACACGTTCTTGAGTTACTTCTAGGTTCCAACGACCACGATCAGTTTTAAATTTTTCAAGGCGACTGGTTACTGTAGGATAAGAAATACCCTTGGAAGCACAATAACCACGAACGTCGCCAGAAGAAAACTCTGTGCCAAACAGAGATTTAAGATCTGAAATAAGTTGTTCGTCAGTCACAGAAATTTTGCGAGGCATGATTTAGTTGGGTGGTTTGTTTCAACAAAGTAATTATACAAGCAAAAAGGGGGCAGGTAAGTGCCCCCTATGACAGTTTAAAAATTGGTCATCAATCCATAGTAAACTTCTTTTTTGGAAGTGGTTTTTTAGAAACAGGTGCTGCCTCAACAGCAGGTTCTACTACAGGTTCTACAGCAGGTGCTGGTGTTGATTCTACAACAGGTGCTGGTGTTGATTCTTGAAAAAGATCTGTAAATCTACTCATTGGGTGTAATGGAATTGTATAAAATTATTTATCAAGCAACAAGTTCCACAAATTCACCAAGAATACGCTTATTCATTTTTTTAGTCTTTAAACTTTTAACAAAGGCATTTTTAATTTGTACCTTTGTGGCATCTTCGGAAACAGAAAATTCAGATTCTTGAGAAAGAGCACTTGAAGAAAGACCAAAATAAGAATGATATCCAGAATTTTTGATAGTAAATGATTTTTCTTTTTTCCAAGAACCCATTACTTTATCATATTCTGGTCCATAGTATCCACAATAACGCCGAATAAAATTACCAGCATCACGGGATTGAAGAACGCGAATGCCGATAAAATTAATATCTTCAAACTTATCCCTTAAATTGCGGAGTAAAACATCAGTAATTTGGTGCCATTCACAATCCAAAGAATATGTATTTCCAGTTTTACGATCTCTTAAGAAAGAATTAGGTCCAATATGAGCAGTTCCCATAAACGGAATATCCTCCCATTTACGTTGAATTTCACGATGATATTTAATCGGACAAGATTCACCATCAGTTAAAATAACACACTGAACTTTCTGGAGTTTGTTTTCCTTCTGAAATTTAGGCAGAATTTGGTGAAGGGAAATAATAGATTCATTCAAAGGAGTTCCAGAGAGACTCATACCCAAAGGAACGTTATATCGTGTATATGTGGAATATCCAAAACTTGAAGCAATTCTGAAAATATTCTTCATTTGCTCTTCAAGTGTTTTTCCATTTACTTTACTAGTAAGAAGATTCATCATAGAAAACCATTCACCAACCTGAATCAAACCGTCTTTTTTAGTATAAGAAATTTGACGCAAAGTTGATTTATTATTCTCATCATATGAAACTAATGGATAATCAGTTGTAAATGCATAAACATCAAAAGGAATAGAAACCTTTTTACAAAACCAAATCAAATTAAAAAGTTGTTTAATAGTATCAACCATTACTTCTTGCATAGATCCAGACCAATCCAGAATAAACACAAGACCATGGTTTTTACCATCGGCAAGAGTAGTAATTTTCTTAAAAATATCTTCGTTATATTTGTAAGTATGAAGTTTAGAACAGTCCAGAACACCAGTGCGAGCAGTTGAAGCACGAGCATAGGAATCTGCTGCTTTACGACACTCAAACTCCTTCACCAGATAGTTGACTTCTTTCTGTGCAGAACGCTTAAATTCTGCAAACTTTTTATCAACTTCACCAAAAAGATCTTCATGCGAATATCCAAGATTTTCCGCATAATCACTCCAACTTTTTTTACAATTGGAATGAATTTCAGAATTAGAAACAATAACCTTTTTGAGATCAAGTTGAGGAAGTTCAAGATAGACATTCTCATATCCATCAGAATTTACCAGATCCTTAAGAGCATCTTCCAAACTTTCCATCGTCTTTACTTCGGGATCATTCTTGTCACCACCCTCCGAAGATGGAGAAGGTTTTTTCTCCTGTTGAGGAGTTTTTTCATTCGAAGCAGACCCTTCAGAACTTTCAGAAGAAGGTTGATCGTTTTCTCCCTCCTCCTGATCAGAGAAATCAGAAGCGGGTTGATTGGTAGAACCACTTTGCTGCGATTCCAAACTATCCATCTGAATGTTAGTTTCTTCCTTTTTATTTTGCTTACAATACTTGTAGAGTGCCTCTGCCGCAATCAGAACATCGGCAAAGGTTTCGGTTTCGGCAACCATATTGATTATTTCAGTCTCTTCACCAGGTTCAATAGGAATATCTACAAAATTTCCAATCTTAAACCATAGGTTTACACGGTCAGCAAGATTGTAAGTTTCCAGATTATCATCTTTAATCTGGAAAAAATCATCGTCAGAAAATTCTTTATAACCATTATAAAAGGTCTTGGAAAGACCAGCATAACGGCGCTTCATCATCTTCTCAATACGTGCATCTTCAACAATGTTTACAAATTGAGGAGGAACTTTTACATTTTGAGTCCAATCCTCATCGGGCGTATAAAGAGCATGTCCAACCTCATGTCCCACCAGAAGATCGTATACAGTGTTGCTTGCCTTTTCCCACATAGGAAGTGTAAGCACACGTGTGTGAACGTTAAAGCAGGCAGTCTCCACCTTCTTGTGCTCAACAACAAGATCCTCGGTGGCAAGAAGTTTGGCAAGTTGGGACTTAATTTCGTGGCGAACAGTCATGGGTTTGTTGCGTATGGACCCATAATACAAAAAAAGAGGGTGGTGAAACCCTCTAGTGTGCCAGTTTAAAAAGTGGTCTCAACCTTCAATAATACTTTGCTTCCATTCTTCACTCATATTTTCAAAAATAGATCTTGCAGATTGTTGATCTTTGGCATACCCCTCATCCATCAAATATGCCATAATATACTCATCACTCAATCCTTTTCTTGCAAGGTGTCCAGCAAATCTACCAGCACCAGATGCTCCTTTACCAACTTCTTTTGCAACACCACCAACTTTTCCTGCTGCTTTACGAATTACCTTTCCAGTCTCTTTTGCAGCACTCACGGCAGCATTATGTCTTTCAATTCCTCTATTTACTGCACCAGCAACACGATCTAAAAGACCTGGCTTTTTAGGTTGCTTCTTTGCAGCAGCAGCAACTGCAGATTGTCTTTGAAGGGATGCCTTCATTCCAGATGGTTTTGATGCAGATGCTTTTGATTCTGCTTCTTTTCTTGCTGCCTTTTGATCACGAAGTCTTTGGAGAGATTTGCCAGTTGGTTTACCAGACTTAAACTTTTGTCCTTTTGCAGTCACAGGTTCAATTCTAGCACCACCTGATCTTGCTTCGGTTAAAACATACTCTTCAGCAATGTCATAAACAAACTCTGAAAATTCTTCTTCACCGAGTTCTTCAATTAAAATATCAACACCTTCTTCGTTTAGACCCATCTCATAAAAATAATGTGCGGCAATTTCCACTTCTTCTGAAAATTGTTCTTGGGCATATACATTTTCATATGCCTCAAATAAAGATTGCATTTCTGTTGCTTTCATTTTTATAAAAACGTTTTTAGTTATTTATAAAAACGAAGAAGCGCCCCCGTTTTGGAGACGCTTCTTGAGTGCTTGACGACGCGCTTTTGCTTGTCGGAGTGCTTGCGGTTTCAGTTTCCGCTTCTGTTCCTTTTTAGAGTGGTGTTGCCAGTTGGGGAGTTTCATTCGTCTTGTGCTTGTGAGGACATCATACGCGAAAAACCTTTGACTTTCTCGAACCTTATGACACTTTCAAATTTGTCATGAAGGTCTGTCTTATGAGAAATTACAAAGATATTAGCATCCTTAATCACATAGCGAATAATCTTCAAGAACTCGTCAGTGCCGAATCCATCAAGTGAAGAATCAAACACCTCATCCATAATCAGCAGATTGGTATTGACGGAGTTCTTGACTCGTGCCACTTCTCTCCAAGTAAAAAGAAGTGCTAGGTCAATTCTCATTTTCTCACCCTCACTGAAAGAACTATAAGAAAAGTCTTCGTGAATAGGTGACTTGACCGTTTCGTTAAACTCTTCATCAAGATGGAAATTAATGTAAAAATCCATCATCTGCAAATAACGATTCACCTGCTGATTTATGAACGGAAGATACTTTTTGATTATCTTCGTTTTTACGCCATCGTCTTTAAGGAGCGAATAGGCAAAATCGTAATAAACGATTTTTTGTTTTTTATTTGAAAGGTTTTCTATTGTGTTTTGGAGATTAGTTTGAAATTCTTCTAGTTTCTCATGTTCAGTATTTCTGTTTGCAAGGTTCTTGGTAATAGTTTGAATTTCAGATTCAAGTTCTCGTATTTGTCTCTGGTTGAGGGAAATCCGAGTATTGTTTTGAGAAATCTCATGGTTGAGTTTTGTAATCTCCTTAGATAGAACTATAAATTGACGCTCACGTTCTTTTTCTAATTCTATTGCCTCCTCAAGTTCTTGAAAACCTTTCTGGAGTTCCTTTGCCTTATTTTGAGCGTCTGTAATTCTATTTAACCGAAACTCTTCTTCAATCGTTTGAGTACAAGTAGGGCAGACCGTATTCTCAGTGAAGAACTTATGCTCCTTAGTAATTGTAAATACTTTTTGAGATATTTTACCTTTAAGATTGTTTAGTTTTACTAACTTTTCTTCTGCACCAATAAGTTCTTCTTGATCTTTTTGATTACCCTTAAGACTATATTCTATGGCAGAATTATTTGCCTCATAATTGTCAATTTCAGTATTTAACTTGGCAATCTTTTCTTTGTTGGCATTTATATTGGCATTTCCACGATTTTCAAGTTCCTCAATAAAATCTTGTTGCATTTTAATTTTATCTTTAAAATTTTCCTTTGCAACGTTCAAAGATTTAATTTCATCTTTTTGAGCACGAATTTTATCTTTTACAATATTATTCATCGCAGAAAATATGCGAATATCTAAAAGATCCTCAATTACTTCACGCCTATTTGTAGAAGTCAATTGCATAAAAGGAACAAAAGCACTACTTCCCAAAATTACGATTTGAGTAAAAGACTTATAATTTACTTTTAAAATATTCTCTTCAAGAATTCGTTGATTAGCACGATCATCTGCTTCTTTATGAAGTGGTTGACCATTTACTTCAACATCAAAAACATTTGGTTTAATTCCACGCCTAACAAGATAATCTCTACCATTAACCGAAAATTCAATTTCAACCAAACAATCCTTTTCGTTTACAGTATTAACTAACTGTGGTTTATTGATTTTTCTAAAAGGTTTATTAAAAAGAACAAAGGTAAGAGCATCAAGAATTGTAGATTTTCCTGCTCCATTTGTTCCAATAATTAAATTTGTATTATTTGATTGTAAATTAACTTCTGTAAATTGATTTCCAGTTGAAAGAAAATTTTTCCATTTAATCTTGCGAAATACTAACATGTTTAGGAGGAACTACAATATCGTCAGGAGTGATCACGGCATAACGATAATTATACATCTTACAGGTCTTTATTGCAAGTTCATCGTCAACTTCCACAACATCCATTTCAGTTTCTTCTTGATCTTCAAGCATTAAAGCATATCGAGTTGCATCATCCTCTTCCTCAAAAAGAAATAAAACTTTTTGTCCATATTGGTCCTGTACCGCATATGCACCATCATCTTTTCTATCTTTGAGAGTAAGAAGGAACATTTATTCTACTTCGCAAGCTTGTTGGTATAAATCCTGAAAAATTTCTTTAATGATTGTTTTATCAAATTGAAATTCAGACTCATCAATATAACGATTTAAAATTGAAATCGTACTTTCTTCTTCTTCAATTATAAAATTTTCATTTTCCTGAATATCAAAGTTTTCGACAATTTTAAGTTCTTGAACTTTGGCAGAGTAAAGTTTATCAATAAATTTTTCAAAATCTTTTGGTTTTGATTTCTTACGGACAATCACTTTAACAATTTTATTTTCATACTCAGTAGCATCAAATAATTGATACGGAGTATCTTCATAATAAATGTTATAGAATAATTTATAAGGATTATTGATTGGAGTATGAGTAAGGGTTTCCGTATCAAAGATATGAAAACCACGAGTATCATTTACATCAGTCCAGAACATCTCATAAGGATTGCCAAGATAGAAGATACTTCCATTATCAGAACGAGTATGGTAATGACCAGAAAATACCTTTTTGAACTTTGAAAAAATAGTCGAGTCCAGTCCATGATCCTCCATAACAAGATTACGATTTACTCGAAAACCCTGAAATTCAAGGTGTCCCATCGCAATTTTTGCTTTTGTTTTTTCAATATGATTTAAGGTTTCATCATAATTTTCGCTACAAATCCATGGCACCATCATAATATTCAAACCACCAATTTTAACGGTTTGTGGAGAACTATAAGTTTGAATATTTGAATAGGTCTGAAGAAGCAAACTTGGAGAGTTGACACTATTAGTATTCTTATAGTAGCAATCATGATTACCAATAATCATATGAACCTCATAATTCCGAAGAGGTTCAAATACAACTCTCTTTGCCCATTCAAGGCTTTGATAATCAATTGACTTACGACTATCAAACGCATCACCCATATGAATAACTGCCTCTACTCCATGCTCCTCAAGTGCAGGAAAAAAGACATTCTCATAAAAGAGTTCAAAATAATCGTGGAGGTATTTTGAACCCTTTCGAGCACCATAATGAGTATCTGTGATAATGGCGACTTTCATCGGTTGTTATTTCGGTACTGAATTGCGTCTTTGATGCTATTGTACTCCGAACTGCTTCCAAAAAGCAAGCCCTCATCAACCATCATAACTTGATCAAATCCACTTTTCTCAATAATTTTAGTTTTAATATCCAACTGTTTTTTCTCTTTTTGAATTCTTCTCAAAAATGCATAATGAATAATTTGTGTGAAATATGCAAAAGGATTTTTTGATTTTTCTGGGTCAAAATTATGAATGTACTGAACACAATTTTCAATTCCGTCAGAAATCATGTCTTCACGGAACATATAATTGACAAAATTTGGTTTATATGATAGATGTGTAGCGATTTTTAAAAAGCATTCCCCAAGATAATTTGGAATAGGTGGTTTTCCTTCCCAATGCTTTGATCTATCTTCTCTTGTTGGACTTCTTGAATTTTTTTTGAGAAAATCTGCTTCAACTCTAGACCTATAGATGATAAGAGCATCTAACAGTTCTTTATTATTGACATAATGTTCTGTTTTTTTCTTTGACATAGTTGATTATCTATTTAATTTTTAATAAGATATTATTAAAAATCATTATACATTAAATTCTAAAACTTGACAAGAGATAGAAAATTGAGTAAAATACCTTTGTTAGGTTTGAAGATAAGTAATATGTTTATTCAAGACTGTTTAAATAGATTTTCTAGGACTTCTCTTGCTTCTTTTACTGAAGTGATGTATCCCATTTTTTCAGATAATTTAACCTCTCCACTTTCTTTTTCTAAATTCTTTTCTGAATATTCATATGCGAAGTCTTCATTTTTTATATTTTTTATATATTTTTTATAAGTTTCAATTACTATAGAATTTTTTATTTCTGTCATTGTTATAATTTTTTCAAATTTAATCACTTGTATATCATCATCAGATATATTAATCCACGGTTTAATTTTTACATATGATCCAGAAACATTACTTACAAATTTCAATACCACTGGATTTTGCAATAAAATCAATGGATCACCATCATTTTCGTCTATACTAATTAATGAGAATATTTCTTCCCCACTAATTAATTTTAAAGTGCAATAAAAATCCTCTCCCATTAGTCTTTAAGCGGTATGTTTACAATATCGTAGTTAAAATTTTCTTCGTTATAAACTTTAATTCTTTCTATTAAATGATTGAGTGTATAATTTTTTTTTGATCTGTAACTAATATCGTCAGCAATATCGTATAAAGTTGCTTTTGTTTTATTGTCAGACTTTCTTAAAACTCTCCCAATTGATTGGAGATTACGTATTCTAGACTTCGAAGGTGAAGCAAAAATAACATTATGTAAATTCTTAATGTTAATTCCTGTACTAAACGTTCCGTATGATGCCACAATAATTGCATTATTTTCTTTTTCAGTGATTTCTCTAACTTTTTCTCTATCTTCTGTATCAACACCACCATGTACGAAAAATACATGGCGATTACCAATGATATTTTTATTTATGAGTTCGTATAAAGGTTGTCCGTGTCCTTCAACTCTGGAAAAAAGAATTAAAGTATTACCTTTAAGATCTAAAGCAAGATTTTTAATAAATTTATTACGTTTTTCGTGATTTATAATATATTGAACCTCTTCCTCAAAATTTTCAAATTTATGTGCCGAATGCTTTAATAATAAGATATTAATATCTAATTTGGCAACATGACCTTTTTGCATTAATTCATCAGTGCGAATAATTTTATAAGAAGGACCAAATAAACCTTCTAAAACCCATTTATGAGTTTCAGATCCATCTAAGGTGCCAGTAAATCCAAATCTATATTTTGCATCAGAAAGTTTTGTCATTATAGATACTAATGACTTTGATTTAAACTGGTGTGCTTCATCTCCAACGACCACATTAAATCTTGAGAAATATTGTCGGGGAAGTTTGTAGATGGACTGCCAGGTCGTAATGATCACCTGAGAGTCTGTTTCTCTTTCTTTACCCGCATAGATCTTGTGGCAAAATGAACCTACATCCCACCCATAATCTGCAAAGTCTTTATACATCTGTTCTACAAGGGATGTCGTCGGAACGACTATCAGAGTATTTTGTCCTTTCTCAACGTAATATCGGACAATCGAATATATCATCAACGACTTTCCAGAGGCAGTTGGAGATATCAACAACTTTCGATTATGTTTTAAAGCGTCGTATACTCCCTCAACTTGGTACTCGCGGGGAGAATACTTGGAAATAGAATTTATATAATCTTTTACACCCTCCTTTGAAATATTTTCATTTATTTCAAAGGGAAGACCATAATACTTATTATTTACAAACTCATAGGTATAGTTGTGATTTTCACAAAAACGAGTAATTTTATCAAGTAGACCAACATAGATTTCACCATTTTGGGTATTAAATAAACGTATTTTTCCATCCCAATATTTATTTCTAAATTGGGGCATAAATTTTGCACCTGGCACATCAAAGGTAAATTGATCTGCCAATTCATAGTAAATATGAGGTTCTGCTTTTATTTGCAAATAAACCTCATTCTTTTTAGAAATTATCAAATGAGACATATACTCATAATATTACTTATGAGTATTTATTGCCTCAATTAAAACCCGCTTGAAATTTCATAAACTCAATAGAATTTTTAATTTGGTATGTTCTATTTGAAATTGTTTTAATAACTTCTTCTAAAAACTTAAGAATAATATCGTAGTATCTAATTTTTAGGTCTAATTTATTTAATCTCTCATCGGCATCCATATGCCTCTGCAATGCCTCTTTATCTCTAACCTTATATGGAAATGGTTCTTCTTCGTAAACCTCTATGGGTGCCTTTCCAGTGTAGTAATTATATCTTTCTAATCTTACTTTGTTAAAACTTTCTCTTGCCTTTTCTCTCAAAAGAGTAATTGTATTGTAAATTGTATAATACTTTGCATGAAGTTGAGGAATTTTCAGAGATTCATTATGCAAATTATCAGGATCAATGACAGCATCTCTTTGCCACATTTCCTGAATTTCATCAAGATTCATAGGGGTGTTCCTTTATCATCTAAAATTTTATAAATTGTGTATTTAAAAACAGCCTCAGCGGTAAAGTAGTTTATATCAGTATCTGAAGCTTCAAATTCCAAAGAAGAAAGAGATACTGGAAACAAATCTTTAAATTGGACTTGGGCACTTACATTATAATTGCTATTTAAAATTTGTAAAGTCCCATCACTGAATTGTAATAATAAATTTTCTACACCATTTTCATTAGTAGTTAAATTTTTGAATTGTTCAGTTGATTCTGGATATCCTAATCCAGTAATCCAATTATGTATTGCCATATAATTTTCCATATTTTCATCAACTAAAAATTTTAAATAAAAATCACCATATTCAACTTTGTCTCCAGGAACATCTATGTTCTTTAGGTAAGAAGGTTGAATAGCAGTTCCCATACTTATATCTGGAATTCTAGTCGCGTTAGAAAAAAAAGTTACTTTAGGCAGTTTTGCCAAAATAAATTTAAATCCTAAAGGAGATAAAAAATTTCTATTCTGTATTTGACCAGAAAAAATATTTGGCATTTTTTATTTTTATTTAGATAAAAAAAGAGGGTCCGAAGACCCTCTGGAAGTATGTGGTGATTATTCACATAAGATTGAGAACTTGTACTCTTCTGTAATAACGGTTGCTATTAACAGTAAGTCTACCAAGACCCGCAGTGGTTCCTTCAGCAAATGGGTTGGCAACAAGACCATAACGGGTCTTAAAGCCGATCTTAGGCTGGAAGGTGTTCTCACCAACGGCACGAACCATTTGGAGAGGAACATATGGGCAGTAGAAGAGACCAGCGTCATAAGGAGAAGAACCCTTATAACCAACAACGTAATACTGACCACCAGAAGCATTAACGTTTGAACCACCCGAATATGGGTCGATATAAACGCGATACTTACCTTGAAGAACTCCAGCAAAAGTATTGCCAGTGTCGTCAACTTGAAGGTTTGCATTTAAAGCAGGGGTGTAATCAAGTACACCTGCCATGGTGAGTGCCGAAGCAACGTCTGCTGAGCAGAGAATCATGTTGCCCTTTCCTCTACGAGTTCTAACTGCAATTGCGTTAGCATCTCTTTCAATTTGGAAAATAAGACCCTTAAACTTCTCAACAGACCAACGTCCGTTTGAGTCAACGTCAAGGTCAAACTTACCAGCAGTAGCAACGTTGTGTTGTGCTCCCGATTCTGCAACCTTATAAATGGTACGAATAACTTCACGGTTGATTTCTGCAAGAATTTCGCTGGAAAGAATATTAGCGAGTTCTGCTTCTGCATTTAGACCGTGAATTGCCTTAAGGTCTTGAGCGAGTTCTAGTGAATACTCAGCCTTGAGTGCTCTTGATTTTGCAGTAACAGTGACCTTCTCGATTGAGAAGCCCATCTGGTTGAACTGAGCTCCATTGGTTTCACCTAAAGATTCTGCATCTTCGGTGTCCATACCACGACCAACATTATATGCAAGTTGCTCAGGAGTAGAATCTGGGCTGAGCAGACCTGGGTTGGAACCTGATTGTGCGGCAGTAGTACCAAAACCAACAGTTCCGCCACTGGAGTTTGCTACATAACCTGAACCTAGACCTGCTTCTGCACGAGTACTACCTTGTGCGGAGAATGCAGTGTCTGCCTCATTGAAGAATGCTTCATCATTGCTGGTTCCAGGACCATTGTATCTGGAACGCATTGCAAAAATAAGACCAGTAGGTCCATTCATTGGTTGAACGCCAGCGAGGTCATATGCAACCAAGTTTGGCATTGAACGGCGAATGAGTGAAATTAGAACAGGATCGAAACCTGCAACAGGTGAAGATGCATTAGCACTAAAACCTGCAGTTGCACCAGATGAACCTGTGTTCATTGTTGGTGATTCTGAAAGAAACTCACGCTCTTCACGGAGTGTCTTTTCTTGGTTTTCTAGCAGGATTGCAGTTACGGCTCTACGATGTGAATCTTTGATCGGATCCATGCCTTGGTAATCAAGGATGGGAGCCCACTTCTCCTGCAATAGTTCGGTATTGAACCCTTGCATTTGTTTTACCTCTTTTTAAAAATTGTTAGTTTGAGTTTTTATAATTTAAAAATCACTTTTTGGCAACTCTGCCAAGAGTCTGAAGATATGCTTCCATAATACCACCTACTTGTGGTTGGGCATTTTGTACATCTGTACTCTCAGACAAGGTTTCAGAGTCATCTCTTTGAGCACTAGTTGATCTTGAAGGGAAATATGATTCTCTCAAGGTTACTAGTTTCTCACGATAGTTTTCCTCACCATCAAACTCAACATTTTCGGCAAGAGAAGCGAGTTTGTCTTTCTGAGAAAGTGCAAGACCCTCAGCGACTTCTGCAAAAATTACATCAGCAACTGACTCTGCTAATCTTCTATTTAGAGCAACGTTTCTTTCGATTTGCTCGTTGAGTTTTTCTTCCATTTCATCAAGTTTATCTACCATACTCTCGATTACATCATATCTATCTTCAGGGATTGTTACATAATGATCTTCAAAAAGTTGCTTCATTCCAGAAAGGAATGATTCAGTCATTTCGGTCTTAAGACCGTGTTCGACTGCGAGTTTATTTTCAAAAATCCACTCGTCGGCAACATACTCAAGGTAAGCATCAACTCTATCAGTTAATTCTTCCTTGATTAATTGAATTTCTTCTACGAGTGTTGCCTCGTAAGAAGTTTGAAGTTGCTCTTTGATTTCAGCAACCTTAGTTTTGATTGCTGCTTCAAAGATGGTGCGAGCTTTCTCTTGGAATTCCTCGGAAAGATCTTCACCAGAAAGGAGAGCATTGACATCTTCTTCGATGTCAAACTCTTCTTCCGCTTCTTCTGTTTCCTCTTCTTCTTCTTCTTCTTCTGCTTCTTCTTCTGCTTCTTCTTCTGATTCTTCTTCAACTTCTTCTGTCATCTTAGAAGATTTCTTTTTGCCCTTTGGTGCATCACCTTCTTCCTTTTCACCTTTATCTTCATTTTTATCATCTTTATCCTCATCTTCATCTTCAGGTTCTTTTGCCTCTTTCACAGCATCGGTCTTGAGATGTTGCATCGAATCAGCTGATTTTGCACCTTTATTAACAACGTTTTTAACTTGAGCAAGTGTTTTGCCAGGTGTTTCTAATTTAGCTGAATCATCGTCTGTGCGATAATTTTCTGGAGTAGGACCACCTAAATCTTCCCAACTGCCAGTTTGTCCAGGAGCAATTCCAGTGGACAACTTGTGCATTGGTTCGGCAGATGCAGCCCCTTTGGTTACTACGTTTTCCATTTCTTGTAAATTTCTACCAACGGACATTTGTTTTAGATCTTTTTGTATTAATCTATATTTATTTATAAATTAAAGATTTGAAAGAAATTCTTGGAACAAATTTAATTTGTGTTCATCCAAAATTTTTTGGTCAACTAAAGTATTAATTTTACGTTTAGTCGATTCTGCAATTTTTTCTCTAAGAATTCCACCATCCCAAACCCACTCTTTACCCTCCATAATCCCCTGAACAAATGCGTCGGGGGCGGATGGATCTGCAACAATATCTGCTGCAGTTGCAAGCATAAAATCTTTACCAACAACTTTATGACCCTCATTAGTCATTTGAAGTGATCCAACACCACGAGAAGAAACTCCTAAACAAACACCTTCACCTATAAGAGATTTGGCAATTTTGCCCATAGGAGTTTCAAGAAGTTGTGCCTTCCCGTAAAAATTAGTTTCTCTTTGTTCGAGGGAAGTAATTTTATGAGAAACACGATCAAGATTTACTGTTGGACCATCTGGATGACCAAGCTCTCCAAGAGCACGTCCTTTATTAATAAAAGATTCTGTGTATCTTGTCACTTCTTTGGAAAGAGTTTCCATAGGATACATTCTTCCATTACGATTGCAAATATCACCCTGAAGGAAAATACCCTCAATATACATTTTTTTCTGAGTTCCTTTTCCTTCGGTAATGAACTTTACCTTCTGTACTTCTTCTGTGATAAGTTTCATTTTATTAATTTGTAAATCCTACTTGGTTTGCTTTAATTGCAACAGATGTCCAAATTACATCAGATGGTAATTTGGTTAAAAATTCAACAGATCCTGCTGGCATAGCAAAATAATTTGTTGATGCTGCTCCAACTAATGTATTAATTCCTATGGTACATATACCAGAAGTATTATTGTATAATCTCACACATGTAGCAGATGATATGCTAGTTGCAGCACCTGGAGTAGTTGCAGTATCTACTTGTGTAGAAATTATTTTAGTTATAGGCATTATTCATTATCTCCTGAGGTTGTATTCATATCAAATAAAGAGTCTGCAACAGAGGACTTCAGCGAATCTATTTTTTCTGCAGCTTTTGCAAAAATTTCATTTTTAATTGCATCAGAAATACTAGATGCTGGAGAATCTGTAGCAATCAAGTCGATAATATTATCCATAAAAATTTAGTATATTTATATGATTATTTATATTTCAGTTTTTTTAGTATCTTTTTTTACTTGTGCATCAACAATAGATGCTTGTGAATTTAAATCTGGTTCTTTAGGTACTTGTCCTAAATCTTGGCCTTGAATATTGTCCTGCGGCAAAGGTTCTCCAGTTATCGGATCTATTGAATTTGGATCTGGAATTATTCCGTTTTCAATTTCTTTTTTAATTTGCTTATCTTGTTCAACAATATCAGCATCAGTTTGGCGCAATACTTTTGTTCTTACGTACTGAACAGAAAAATATTTTCCAATATAAGGTTCCATAGTTGCTAGTAACCCAATTCTCTCATTCATTAATTCCGTTTCCTTCAATTCTGCAAATTGATTATCATATATGAAATCGTATTGTATATGATCTGACATTTTTTGCCAGTCTTCTATGGAAACGATGTTCTTAAGTATTAGTTGTGTGCGGAGCATGTCCGTAAACATGTTTGCAAATCTTTTTCTCAATCTACCTACAAATTTAGTAAATTTTAATTCATCTCTAAGTATTTCTGATGATCTACCTAAATTAAATCCACCATCAGTTGCTATTCTGGATTCCGGAACTCCCAGTGATCTATACAGTTTTTTCTGAAAATATTCAATATCGGAAAGTTCTCCTAAATTTTGACCACCTGGAAGAGTAGTAATTTCTGTACCGCGACCACCCTCTCTTCTAGGAAGCCAAAAATCTTCAAGCATACTCATAAATTTACGATCATCACGTATTTCTCCATTATTAGAATCGTATACCATTTTATTTCTGTAACGATTCATCACATCTTTCAAATATTGCTCAGCTTTAACTTTTGGTAAATTACCAACATCGATATAGAATATTCTACGTTCTGGTGCTCGTGATAATCTATAAATTACTAGAGAATCTTCAATCATTCTTAATTGATTGAGAGATTTTATTGCTTTATGGAGATAAGAAAGAACTGTTCCTTTATTTCTATCAACTAATCCAGAGGTACAATAAGTAACTGTATCTTTTGCAATTTTAATTCCCTTTTGAGCACCCGAACTTGAAAGCATTCCTGTTGGATAATTGGGTGCTGGAGTGTAAATAAAATATTCTTCTATTTCTGGAGAATAAACTTTTTCATCGACTCTTCCGTTCATTGGATTAATCATTTCGGAAGACATTGGAATTTTAGAGTCGCCTGTTCTCTTTTCTTGTCTGACATGGCGCATCTTCATAGGATCTACATAACGAATCTCCTTTATTCCATCTTGAACATTTTTTGGATCAATAACCTTTAAATAATAGAGCCTACCATCAATATACCAATTTCTAAAAATTTCATGTGATTTTTTATCAAAATCCATTATTTCTTTAATATATTTAAATTCCTCTCTAATTTTTTCTTTTAATTTATCACTTGCATTTAAATTTGACAGTTCTATTTCGATAGGAGAATCATATAAGTCACTAACAATAGCTTCATTTACAACGTCCTCTATTGCTGCATCACATTCTGGATGCAATGCCATTTCCCTATATCTTCTTATTAAATCATTTTCAGTTCTGTAAACACCTTCAATATCTAAATATTGACCATAAAAACCACTAGCAATATAATTATCAACCCCGTCCTCATTGTTTTGAGGAACGGGGGAGATAATTTTTGATTTTTTATTCGAATCATCAATAGAAAAACCAAAAAGTCTTTTCATAGTATCATTTAATCTTATTGATTATTTAGTAAGAATAAATTAATTAACAATATTGGCACCAGAAGAATCTAATACTTCATAATACTGAACTTGGAATTCGACAGTAAATTCTTCAATAGTATCTTGTGTATCAAAAGAAACATCAATTTGCGAAATATTAGTTGGGAACATTCCGTAAAATTTATATTGACGTACTACTTTCTCACTTCTGTCAAGTTGTTTAACTATAACTCCATCCGCTTGATAATCTTGTGGATCTGATTTTCCATCAAAATCGGAAAGATGTGCTATTTGAGCCATCCACTCTTCCATTGCACCTCGTATCAAGAAGTCATTATCATTTAAAACAGTTACTGTCCAAGTATCAAAAGTTCTTTCTCCCGCCAATTTGAATATTCTTCCGCGAAAAGGAACTTCAATAGGATTAACATTTGACGCTGGAAGTCCAGCGGATTTAACTAAAATTCTAGAAGCACTTATAACATCGGTTTTATTTGAAGCAATGGTAATTGGTGATGGAGATGCAGCAGAAGGAAATGCAAGTTCAACTTCAAATAAATTAGGTCTTGCGCCACCTCCAGTTAATTTGCTTTTAATATCTGAAATCTTTGTTGCCATTTTAGTATACCTCTAAAAAATTTACAATAATTTAAAATTAATTAACATCAGGTGCTTTACCACCAGATTTTGAAATTTTGTAAGATTGAACTTGCAATTCGACTGTAAATTCTTCTATAGTATCTGTTGAATCTGATGATAAATCAATTTGAGATATATTTGTAGGAAAAACTCCCTCAAAAATATACTTTCTAATACTATTTTCATTTCTATCTAACTGTTCAACCGTTACACCATCAACAATATAATCCGCAGGATTTGCTTTTCCATCATTATCTGTCAATTTTCTAATTGATGACATCCATTTTTCAAATGCTTGTCTTATTTTAAAATCAATGTCGTTCAATACAGTAATAGTCCAGGTGTCAAAAGTTCGGTCTCCGGCAACTTTAAGAATTAATCCTCTAACTGGAACTTCAATAACTCCTAAGTTTGAACTTGGAAGACCTGCCGCTTTAATTAAAATATCTTCGCTTCCAGCAGCTGCAATTGCAGATGGATACGTCATCGATACTTTAAATAAATTTGGTCTAGCGCCACCGCCAGATAATTTGTCTTTAATGGTAGCTATGTTTGATGCCATTTTTGTTTACCTCAGTATTGCTTTAAAAGAAAATAAACTAAACACTACCTACAATTTCATCAAATGAAACGCCAGTTCTAGTAGCAACAAACGTTAAACCAATAAAGTTAATTGATCTTGATGGTTTAATGTAAATATCGGCAACAAATTCATTGGAGTCAATAATTGAAGCAGTATTATTTGATTCATCGCAAATAACTCTAAAATCAAAAATTGCTCTCTTTGCCTGAAGATCTCTTAAGAAAGGTTCTACAGTATTAACAAAACTGCTTCTTGTAATTGAATCGTTAAATTCAAACAATTGATTTCTTGCAGCAGTAGAAACTGCATTTTCAATATAAATGAACAATCTGCGTACATTAACTCTATCAAAAGATGAAGATTTTGCTAATGCAGTCTTATCACCAAATAAAATAATTCCAGATCCTGGAGACATAATTACAGGATTTACTCTGTTTGAGTAGAGTCTATCTCTTTGTATTTTAGATGGATTGAAGGCAAGTTTAACTGCATTTAATACAGATCCTCTAGTTGTCCCTGCTGGGGAGAACCATGGTGTTCCTGCGGCATCAGTTCTTGCACACATTCCAGCAACATCACCATTTAATGGAATATATCTAAAAGTACCTGAGAATTTATCGTACATGTACTTATAACCACTATCAAAAACTGCATAAGATGATGAAGGAATTGGAGAATAAAATCCAATTACATTATCGGTAATTGATGAGGAATCAATAGGAGTGAATGAAGATGTTCCACTTTGTCTTAATAAACCTTCCTTGTATGGAGAAATAAATGCGATTGCATCCTTTCTTTCCTCTGCCACTCCAATAATTTTAGAAGCAAGTGCTTGAGAAATTTCTTTACCATAAGAAGCAGATCCCATCAAAATAAAATCAATATCATATTCCTCAGTATTTGTTAATAAGTCATATCCAGAGGATAGATCAGCAAGAGAAGCCGATAGTGAAGTGCTATTTTCTATAGAAGTTCCACCATCATAATTTTTTCCACCACTAAGAACATTAGTGTATGAACCAATACAATTATAATTTAAATTATCTGCTGTATTAGCGTTCCAAGATCCATTAGTTGAAAGTGTAAAGGAAGAAGATGTGCTAAATCCTGTGGTTACAACTCCAGTAGGTTGTGATCCTGCAAAAATAAAAGAAGAACCTTCCGAAATATACTTATTCCAGTATGCTGGACTTCCTACAGAATAAATGGCATTTTTTGCTTTTGATAGTGAAAGATGCTTTTCAAGAATGGTGCCTTCATTTCCAGTTATTGATCCATCAGCATCTATAACAACCACATGCATTTCGTCAAATCTTGATCCACGTGTAGTTGCAAAATTCGAAGTTGATGGTCTATTTGCAACAGAATTCCAACTTAATGAAGAATTTAAAAGAGGTATTGTTTGTAAATCATACCAATCTGGGGAAGATGCATAAGTAGTGCTTCCCCACGCAACAGATTGACCATTAGTGTGAATAGCAACGGAACCAGTTGATGAAAACTTCCATACACCTTCTGGTTGATAATCAACTTTTGTTTCTGTACCTGCTGCAGAAACGTGAGAAATAATCTTTACGTCAACTGTGTTAGTCGAAACACCGGTAATAATTCCTTTTATGTAACCATCAAGAACGCTTGTTACTCCAGCCCCAGGATTAACTCTTCCTGTAACTGATTGGGTTACACCATATCCAACAACGGTTGCATATGTTCCATTGGTTGTGATTCCAGAAAGAACCTGATCTGCTTTTGCGTCAATAACAGCAACTCTGAGAGAATTTCCCCATGAACCAGGATTTCTTGCTGAAAAAACTACGTTTGAAATGGGAGTTTCATCATAACCCTTATTTACATAATCCTCATAACTCTTAATTTTGATGCTAGTTGCACTTCCAACCTTAGCATTTGTTAATTCGCCACCATCAGATCTAAGTACTTGTAAATTTCCACCATATGCTAAATATGAAGAAGCAACAAACCAATTTTCATAATGACTTGTTACTCCTCTTGGTTGCCCAAAATTAGCAAGTAATTCTTGTTCGTTTGTAACTGTAACTGCTGATTCTACTGGTCCTTTTTCAAATGGAGCTACAATTGCTGCAACCGAATTAGAAGTTGGGTCTACTCTTCCTGTGGTAATATCAACTTCCCTTACAATGATTCCAGGAGATGCTAAATTAAGTGGCATCTTATTTCTCCGTATAAGTCCAAGATTATTCTAAAATTATTTATAATTTACTGTAGTTTAATTTAAATATAATCCCACATATAACTCCTATCACCATATTCATCCATATACCATCTATCACCATTTTGATCTATAAAATCATCCTTATCTTCTAACCCAGATAAAACAAAACCAAACGGTGACATGTCTTGTTCAATTTGATTTTTTTGTTCTTCATAAATTCTTTTTCGCACATCATTATCTGTCATTTCCTTAAAATAAGGTTGTGCAACTAACCAAGAGAAAATAACAAGACACATTGCCAAATCATCGTTACATCCCTCTTCTGCCTCAAAGGAATTGTGCTTCTGTGCAAATGTTGTAAGTTCAGATATAATATCATAATCAACTGTGAGTAACTTATCATCTTCTAATAAAGTTTTCAAGTTAGAGCAACCAAGTTTTTTAACTGCAGAGGTCATTCTTACACCAAGTTGAGACTTTTTACCACTAAAACCAGATCCTACTAGTTGACCGGCACGACCTCTCATCGCACACATCAAAACATTATCATATTCGAGATCGAAATGTAAAATATTTGCTACCTGATCTCCAATATCATTAACTTCAACCAACAACCAAGCATTATTATATGCTTTTGCAACTTCATTAATAACACTAGGAAACAGCATTGGTTTTATTTCATTATTTCTATATTTTGCAACTACTCTATATGGAAATTCCGTAATGTCAAAAACAATAAAAGCAGAATAATCATTACCCAAACCACGAGCAACGTCAACTGTCATTAAGTAGTTGTGTTCTTCTTTTGGATTTTCATAAACATCTAATCCGGCATTTCTTCTTATAGGGTCTTCATATACAAGGTTTCTTAATTTGGAAGGATTAATCAGTGTATTAACAGATCCTAAAAATTCACATTCAAACTCAACCTTAAATTGTTGCTCTGACGTATTAGCAATCGTCTGCTCCTTCCATGCAGCGTCTCTACCAGGTACTTCTGACCAATGGACATCTGTAGGTACATATTCGTTCTTGCCCCTCTCAGAGTCGTGCCACATGCGGTAGAAGTGATTCATACCACGCGGCGTAGATACAATGATTACCTTTGTGCTCTGTCCAGAAGAAATAGTAGGATAAACAGAGGCAAAGAAGTCATCAGCAATGTGATTCGGGATGAAAGCGAACTCGTCAAGAAAGATGACATTATAGGATCCGCCTCGGACAGCAGATGAAGAAGTAGAGTTAGATGAAATCTTGGAGCCATTTTCTAATTCTAGACTACCTTTGTTCCAGGATATAATACCCTGCTGCATCCACTTTGGTAAATTTTCATAAGCAAGTTGTAATCTTCCAAGTAGGTCTCTGGCAGTGGATGCTTTGTTTGCTAGAATAGCTATATTGACATTATCGTTGAATACTGCATAATGTAACAAATATGAAACACAAGTAGTCGATTTACCCGTCTGACGGGGCATCTTACAGATATTAAATCTATTCTCGTGGAAGTTTCTTACAAGTTTCTCTTGAAATGGATACATCTCAAAAGGAACAAGACCGTGATCCAGAGAAACAATCTTAATATAATTCTTTGCAAAATATACAGGATCTTCTTTGCACTTTAAGAACTCAATGATTTGTTCTTCCGTAAATTCAATCTGTGTATTTGCTTTTTTTAAATTTGGATTACCAAGATATACATTATCAGACATAAAAATTACCTCTGTTCAATCCAGTTTAATACTGCAAGTGCTGATTTGTTGGTGTTTGGAGATGCACAAGCAAGTGTAAAAGTATCACTGATTGTTCCAATACCCGATCTTCCAAGTTGTAAATCTGCAAGTCTATCAACTTCAATCAAAGTAGAACCACCAGAAACCACAAATCCAGAAAGAATATCTCTACCACCAGAAAGTGCAGTTGCAGAAGTATCAAACTGAACAAAAGAATCTACATCTGCGTGATTTGTCCAGACTGGATTGGTTAATGTTGCATTCTGCAAAAGTTTCCAATACACATTAGTATTATCATTAGTCACTGCTTGCAGAGACCTTAAAAGCATTACCGCATTCAGAGCAGTTGATTTGAGTCTCAAACTAATGATTGGATAAAATGTATTTGCAACTGACATTGTGGTTCCAGTAATGCCGTTAGATTGACTCAGAAGAGTTCCGAGTTTGTCTACATTACCATCTTGAATCAGAGAATTGGAACCCTGATACATGTAATGAGTTCCTGCAACACCAGTTACATTTTCAATCTCAAGACGAATAGGAAGAAATGGAGTAGAACACCAAACTCTATCAAGATTATTTGAGTTATAAAATGTGTGACTCTTAATCGTCTCACCTTCCATTAACCAATTAAAATCTACGGTTCCTGCACCATACCACTCATAACTTATAGAAATCATTTGTTGTTTTGTTGGGTCTGCAGTTACACCAGTCCAACCATTACCATCAAACTTTTCACCATTCCAATCATCTCTAGATACTCTTCTTTCTGTAGTAATTCCAGATGTAGTAGTGCGAATGACATAAGAATATGTTCCTCCATCATCCTCAAAGTAAGCACCATTATTATCATCAAACAATCCAAATCTTCTGCGAATACCTACCTGTGGAGTATCAAGACGAATTGCAAATGCAAGTGTTGCAGGTCTTCCAGGAATGTATCTCATCACATTCTTGGTTTGTCTAATGATTTTACTTCCAGTAGTAACACCCACTTGCATAGTTACATTACTGGAATATTGGTTCCAAGTTGCAGTTGCAATTCCGACTACTCTTTCATCCCAAACATCAGTCTCCTTACCATACTGAAAAGTATTAAAGAAAACTGTTTGGAACGGAGAAGTCTTTAATCTGTTGTTATTAGAAAACTGTGGTCTCCAATCTGTCTGGTTTCCCCAGTGATCTGCAATATTGAAAACTTCAAACAGACTTCTTTCTTGATTTAGAAAGTCTTGTTCGTTCTTGTTCCACTGAGCCATGAATCACTCACCCCATGTTAATCTTTCTGGTTGATATCTCTGTGCATTTTTAACTTTTAAAGAACTGGTTGAGTTTGGATAAATGTTATGAACGATTGCACCAGGATATTCATCTTGCAGTTGTTCTGCAAGTTTATTTTTATCAATCATTTTACCTTCAACTTCCATACGATAAATCTTTCCTTGCCAAACTACATCAGCAAGAAAAGATTCACTTGCTTGTTCCGGCTGAGATGAATTCATATAAAGATTGCCATTAAAATCTCCGGCAATATTTACACTTTCTGAAATAAACTGTTGAAAACTTTTCATTTGATTTACCATTTTACTTTATTTGCCCAATATGCAGCAGACATTGGACCTTTGGCAATATTTTTTGCATGTCTAGTTTGAAATCTGTGGCGACGACTTGCATACACTTTTGATTCTCCTTCTTTTTTTGGAGAACCTTTTACTCCTCTTTGCCCAAAGCGAATAATTTTTTCTTCACCACCAGAACATGCTTTAACAACATGAGACTTACCCGTGAGTGAATCACCCACGGGATCGGGCTTTGGGGAATTACACTTCATCTTTGACTTTTCAATTTTTTCCATAAAATATTGAAATGTCTTTCCTTCAGAAACGGATTGTTGCTTACTTCCTCTCCAAACTCCATTATCATCAACAATTGGTTTCATGTGATCTGGACCAATTATATCAACAATATTAGCAAATGTATTTCCATTTGCATCTTCAATAGATACAGACTCCTTGCGAATGTCTGGAAGTTTTGCTCCAGTTGCTCTTGGTTCTTTACCTTTTGGATGTGCTGGTTTTCCACCACCAAGACCAGATTTTGGTTTTAACTTTGGTTCATTAGAAACACTCTCTGCCTTCATTTCGCCACTATCTACATAATCTGCTGCACTATCTAGATAATCTGCCGCCTTTGTAATTTTTGATTGAACCCATGCTTCAATATTTCCTTCACCCTCCATTTTTTTCTTAAGTCTTTTGGCTGCTGAAATAATGGTAGAAAGTTCAGAACGTGCCATTGAATATTCATGATCCCTTTCTTCATTTGCTGGATGTGGTCTATTGGGGTCATATGAATTTGATGCTAAAGCAATTGGGGTTGAAAACATATCCCAATATTTTGGTCCATATTTACACTCATTTTTAGTTTCATTTTTTTGGCATTTGGGGCAGTATCTAATCATTTCCAGTTCTTCGTTTGTTTTTTCACAACGATTATATGTTTTTCCAAAAAGTGTTTGAGTTCCAGTTTTTTTATATCCTTTCCAGCATTTTTTCGCTTCATTCATTGTAAAATCTTCTGATTTGGTTCCCCAATTCGCTGCACCAACTTTACGACATTTGACAAGTGCTCCTGAAGCATAGGCACTAGGCCAAATTTTATACCTACTCTTTACTTTATGGTAACAAGAGTCTTTTTCACCTTTTTTTTCTTGAATGTTTTCTTCTTGAGTCACGATTTTTGCTTCTCCCGATCTATTTGGATTTGGGTCTTCTTTACGTTTTTTAGCAGATCTTTTATTTCTTTCTTTTTTAGACATATTGGCACGATCATCTGGATCGCGGCAAAAAGGTTTTGTAGTCTGTCCTGGTTGTTTGGCACAAGGTTTTCCATCATATTTACCACCTGTTTGAACCCAACCACCATCATCAAACCATCTGTGCAAACTATATTTTGGTGATGATGCCCCAATACCATCAGTTGCTTCTTTTACATCTTTAAACTTTTTATGTTCTTTTTTAGCAGATGCCTCCATTTTTTTCAGACGAGTATAATAATCAGGTATTTCATCTAAATGCTGCAATGCTATTTCTTTAGCAAGTTCATGATCTTTCGTGTGTTCATGTTCTATGGGTTCTCCCATATCCAACTGCTTTTGTATAAATGAAGTATCAAGACGATGCTTTTTAGCAATTGCCTCAACAGTTTTAAATGGTTTTATTTTACCCACAGATAAATTTATCTTACTCTTTATTATTTAGAAAACCTTGCTTCAGTAGTTTAGATAATTCTGCAGTAGATCCAACAAATAATGCGTTATTAGTCACATTTGTTGTTTTTGGAGTTTCTTCTGCAACTTCTTTAAGTTTTTTTTGTAAATCTATGAGTTTATCCGTAGTATCCGCAACATTTTTTATAAGTTGTCCTGCAACTTCATAAGCTCTAGGACTTCCACCTTCTCCGGCAAGTTCCATTATTCCATTAATTGCTTCTTGACCTTTTTCGATCAAAGAATACAAATTTGCTCTTGTATACTCGTAATCTTTTTTAATATCAGTAATTTGATCAGATTTTTCTATTGGAATTACCTCAGTTAAATCCAATTCAGTTTCTTTTTCTGAAGATTTTACTATTTTGTGATCTATGTTAAAAGATTCGTTGAGTTTTTCATAATTATTTTTCATTATTTATTTCCTATCTCTTAAATATCCTCTTTTTTAGTCGGACTAAAAACTTTTCCATCATCAAAATATTCCCAGGTCTCACTAAATCCAAAATCATCGTCATAATTAGCAGTTTCTGGATCTGGTGTGAGAGTATATCTCATTTCTCTCTTCGCAATTGAAACGTCAGTGTTGCTATAAGAATCAACTTGAACTTTGCGAATAAGACCATCTGTTGTTTCTGCTATTGGTCCGAATAAGTAAGTTTTTGCAGTAAAACTGAAAGTGTATATTAATAGTCTTCTAGTCGAAAAATCTCCCTCATAGTCATCAGTGAATGAAATATTATCTAAAACAACGGGAATATCTCTTTTTTCTCCTATAGAATCTATCAGATTTACAGTTATATTAAAAGAAGGTTGAAAATATGGTAATATTTGCTCAACTATTTGTAATGCATCATCATTTAATTTGCATATTGCATTTAATTCAAAACCAATATTATATGGAACTGGCATAAAAACTTTTTTTAAATTCTGCCCATCGACTGCTTTAAAAGTTTGATTTATTCCAGATTTTCTTGATGGATCATATTGAATAGAAACCATTTCAAAAGACATTCTTGGTAATGTAATTTGAACTGGTTTATTTAAATCCGCTTGTTGCTGTAATCTGGAAAGAAATTTTTGAGATGGTCCATATGCCAAAGGAACTTTTAATTCACTATAAGTATCATCATTTTCATCTAAGTGTCTTATATACAACTCATTAAACAAAGTGCCAAATGCAACGATGGTTTTTCTTATAATTTCGTGATAAAAATAAGTTCCTAACATTAGTAATTACCGAATAAGTTTTCTTCTGAAAAATCTAATATAGCATCTGCTTCCAATTCAATCTCTTCATTTTGTTGATATTTATCAACAAAATCACCTTTAGAAACTGACTTTAAAGTATACAGTGCAGAAGATGCAGATCCAACAATAGTTTCTCCAGGAGAAAATCTGCCATCTATAATTCCAACTTCTAAAACATTTGTAGACTTAGACCAATTTTTAACTCTTGACCTAGTTCCGGAAGTTGTACCAGTTACAACTTCATTAAATTGATATGTTCCTATTCCTGTTAATACCGGTGGATTTGATACTATTATTGTAGGAATTCCAACGTAACCAATTCCAGCATCTTCTATCAAAATTTGAGTTATTGATCCACCAGTTCCAACAACTGATCTAGTTTTTGCAGTTATAGCAGAACCAACATTTGGAGATGATATTACAACTGTTGGTGCATTTACATAACCCTGTCCTTGATTTTGAATAAAAATAGTTCCAATACCATTATAAGTAGTTTCTATTTCTGCAATAGCTTTAGCGCCAATTCCACTTCCATTTGGAAAAATTGTAACTGTTGGTGCAACAGTATAACCAGATCCAGGATTAACTAGTAATATTTCTTTTACTGAACATACTCCACCTTTACATCTAGTAAAAACTCTTCCTGTTGCATTTGTTCCTCCATTCGGAGCTGGTGTAAATGAAACTGTTGGAATTCCAACATAATCATATCCATCATCATTTAAAATAACTCTTCTTACATAACCACTTGCGAGTTGTGTTGTTACTGTTGCTGTTGCTCCAATTCCTATTAAGTTAAGTGCAGTAATATATCCTTGATTTTGTAAAGTATCGTCTAAATTTTCAATAGAAGCATTACTTTCGCTCCATCCTCCAACTTCATCTTCATACTCAAAGAGTTCACATTTTAATTCGTAAACATAAGTTTTACCCAATTGATAAAAAGGTTGCTCATGCTCAACAAACTTAATTTCAAATAATCTACCACCCAATGGAAAATAAATTAAATCACCTTCTCTAGGTCTAAGATAAACTGCAATTTCACTATCATCAATCTCTGATAAAAATGGAGAAATAAAATCTTCAAATCTTTCCTTTGAAATTACTAAACTTAATTCATCCCTTAAACTCATTCCAAATTTTGTTAGAATATCTCCAGATCCAGAATATCCTTCATAATTATTGACATATGCTTCAATTGAAAAACTATCATCAAATTTTGATGTTGTTACTTCCCTTAGTATATTATCAATTTTTATAAAAGTTCTCGGAAGATAGAGAACTTCGACTCCATACATCTGCAATTGTTCATTTATAAGACTTTGTATTAATCTTTGCTCACCGGGTGACCCATTTAAAAAAAATGAATTGAGAGACATAACTTATCCTATAAAATCGTATGGTGGAAGTTCGTATTCTGAAGACATTTTTTGTTTTATAGACTCTAATTCTCTTTCGCCATCTTCATAAAGTTCTCTCCCATTCAACTCAATTCCGCCAGGTAATTTGACTCCTCTAAATTTAATTAGATTTTGTCCCCATTGTTTTTTCATTAAAGAAGTTAAATATTGTTTTAAAAAACTATCATTATAAACTTTAGTAAAGTCATTTGGATCTAAGATACGATAGCAATCTATAATTAAAAAGTCTCCCGATTCAATTCCTTCCCAATTAAAATCTAAATATAATCTATTTTGTCTCTTATTAAATCTAACTTGTTTATCAGTTGTTAGTAAAAAATCAATATCTTCTAGATATGATTTAACCATCGAATATTGTAATAGTTGTATAGAATTAAAATAATAAAGATCATTTAAAAATAATTGATATTTAATACTGAACATTCCAGAAGAAATAGTACTAGCATTAAATTTAAATAATTTTTCAACACCTATTACAGAATCTGGTATTTGTATATAATTTGAAGACTCATAAAAATTAAATGATTTAGTAACGCCGTTTATAGATGAAGTTCCTGTTGTTGTTGTTATTCCAGGTCCTATAGGATTTTTTGCACTTGCTTTTCCTCTATCAATATCTTCTTGAGAAACTTGATATTTTAAATACATTCTTTCAACGCCATCAAAATGACGCTCATTGAAATATTGTAACGCATCATCAACAAGATCGTCTATTTGCTCATCGTCTATATTAATTTCTAAAACAGGAGCACCTAAACGCCTTAGACAATAATCAATTAATTCTTTCCTACTTGAGGGCTTTGCCATTAAATTACTCCTAACGGGTTACTCCTTCCCTAACTAAAACAGAACCTTCAATAACTCTTGAAGCAACATTAGAAACTGTATTAGTTACTAAAATGTCGTAAATATATCTTCCAGGTTTTAAACTAGATGTTTCACTTTTTCCCAATCCAATTCTAATTTGTCCAGTTCCAGTATTTACTATACTGGATGTAAATGTTGTTACTCCAACACTTCCATGCCATTTTCTCATTTGAGATTGGACTATTGAATTAGTCAAATCAAAAGGAACGTCTGTGGAACTATTGGACAGAAAAAAATCCTGAGAAAAAGTCGCACCAGAATTGATAATTAAATTGCTTACATATACTGATGCCATTGAAAAAAATAGTATTCTAAAAAATATTTATACTCATGTTAGAAATAACTTCTTGTTGCTTTAGATATAATTTACAATATAACTTGCAAAAATTTTTAAGCTCATCTAAAGTTAGTTCGTCTATAGACCTGCAATGTTTTTCATATTCGAATAATTTATCTATAGAATCAATTTGAATTTCTTCCGGTTTCATTTAATAATTCTCCCAATAAAAGTTTAATTTCTTCAAGATCTTTTTTAATGCTACTTATCTCGTCTTTTTGTTTTTTCTTTTCTTCTTTTATTTTAGTATACTGTGAATAACTATAATCATCCATATTAACTATAGCACCAGTTTTCTCATCTCGATATAAATTTTTGTGATTTTCTATAGGAATCATAATTTTATGCTAATGCAATAACTCTAAGGTCTTTAAATCTTAATGGATAAGATTCATTTGTTCCTATCATTACGATTTTTATTGAAAAACCAGTAAACTGTTCTAGATTGTTTGCAGTAAACTGATATTCTGAAAAATCGCCATCACTATTTGCAGGAACAAAAACATCAGATAAACCATCGTTTAGTGATCTGTCAATCACTATATCACCAATACCATCACCGTTAGAGTCTTTTAAGTTTAAATATCCTGGAAAATATTCATAAGACTGACTAACTTCACTAGAATCTGCTCTTATTAGTTTATATAAAACTCTAAAATTGCTAGAAGAATGTCTATATGCTGTAGTAATAACCTTTAATGAAGTTGCTGGTTTTAATAAATTAATTTGATTTGAAATATACACTGATGAATGTGGGTCATCTATTAAGGTATTGGATCTAGGATCTGAAGGATAATTTGAAATTGGGTTATTTAATCTATTTCTAAATCCAATAAATGAAGCGGAATTAGTAACGTCAACCATTGGAGACAAATTGGAATTTTGTGTCGATAAATTAATTCCAAAAATTAACGATTTTGAGTTTGTAATATTAGTAATGTTATTTACTTCATTAATTTTTGAGCAAATAATTCTTGGAGTCGTAAAATCATTAATTTGATTAATTGAAACTGATTGGAATTGTTGATCTAAAAATGAAGTTTCAGATCCACTCGCACTAGTTCCAGATACTGATCTCAACACTGAACTGATAGATGTATTTTTTGGAGAAATTGTATTAAATAGTGGCAATATTGATGTATACTGATAATTTTGTGTCGCTTTACAATTTAATCCTCCTGAAGTTTTTTGTTCAGTAAAACTTAACCAAGTTTTATCAGTTCTGGGTATTTTCAAATAATACTCGTCAATATTTTTAATAGAATATAGTAATTGGGAATCAGTTTGAGAAGGAATCGAGTGTGAAGTATTAATTCTTAATAACGAGACACCATTAACTTCATACTTATATGCCAAATCATTTATACTATGATTTCTAGAAGAAGATCCATTTACAGATCTGTTTAAAATATTTAAAACTCCAGTTCCTACACTATTATAAGATATAATTTCATTGTTTATTAGAACATAACCCGTATTAATACCAGTTACTGGTTCTCCCTCATAGTTTATAAACACTGCAGTACTAGCAACTGATATTTGCGTAGATGATGCAGTAATTGATGATGTTAATTTTTCCGGAACAGTATCGGGGAAAACTCCGCTAATAACAACTTTGTTATTATTTCCGTGCATACCATGATTATAATGCTGAACTTTGAAAACATCACCTTTATACAAATCACTAATATAGTATGAACTCCCCCTAACCGTTGTTCCTGCTAAAGAAACTTTAGTTCCATTATCATCATAAGAAATTGTATTGCCATCGTTAAAAGTATCTTTACTCAAATTAGTAAGATATAGAGTATCAATGTTTGCTCTAGAAATGACAGATATTGATCCACCATATCCTTTAGAAACACTACTAGTAGTAATACCAAGTAAGTCTCCAACAGAATAACCATTTCCCGTACTTGCAATAGCGACGGAAGTTATAGATCCATTAGAAAAAGTTATATTGGCTGTAGCATTATTATTTTGACCAATTCCACTAATTTTATATAATGGAACGTTATTAAATGTTCCCGTAGAATAACCAGATCCTACATTAGTTATAGATACTTGGGAAATATTTCCACCAACATTTTCCACTATTGCTGTTGCTGATGTTGAATTATCATATATTTTTCTACCAACTCTCATTATATTTTCAAGACCATAGGTTGTTAAAACTCCAACAACTTGTTTTCTTGGATACATTGTGATTGGATTTTCTACTAAGGGCTCAAAATTTTTATCGTAAATTTCAGTTGTATCGTTTTTACCCAAGTCTGGATTTGTAAAATATACTGTTCCAGAAGTACTTGTAAAATTAGATTTATACAGAACAAATTTTAAATCTTCAGGTATAATGGGAGTAGAAGCACCACCATTCTGCGGTTTAAATAAATTACCACCTATGTATTGATTAGAATAAATTATTTGAGAAGCTGCTGGTAAAAACTGAGTTTTGACCGTAGGTTTATTCGACTCCCCAACCCAAAGTTCATAAGTCGACGAAGAAGGTGAAAAAACACATAGTGCATATTGACGATTTGGTTCAAGATAAAGGGGAGCTGGCAGTTTTATATTAGTTGCAGTATCACCATCTGTTGAAACTAAAATTTGAGATGGTAAAATTTGTACTCTAGCAAAATCTTGAACCAATTTATTAGTTGGTTGACCACCCAAATCAACTTCTCTAATTTCAATTGTAAGTTTCTCTTTAACATCTTTTTCTTTAAAGAAAAGATCTATAGAAGTTAAAAATCCTCCATCAGCATCAGTTCTGAAAGTTTGAATCAATGGATCTTTTATTATATTAGAGAATGGTTTTGATAAAGTCGGTCTTCTTATCAATAAAGAGTTTGTGTATGATAAGTCGCTAGATAGTTCTGTTGTATAAAAATTGTTTTCGCAATAAGTAACATTAGAACTAGCAAGAGGATTGGGTATAGATATTCTAACCGTTTTTGTTCCACTGTTAAAAATTATTGGAGGTAATGGAGATCTATGGGGATCTCTTATGAAAATGCATCCGATCAAATCTCCAAGACTATCAGTAATTAACTCTTGAGAAGAGACTGTTGCTTGAGCACCGCTTGTTTTTCCTATTAAAATAGAATCTTTTGGTGCATATCCATAAAATCTACCATCAGATTCATCAGATAAAGAATAAGTATCAATATTTAAAACCGTTGATGATGTAGAATATGATAATAGAGGGTTTGGGGAAGAGTATGGATTTTCTGTAAAAGTTTGAGAAGGTGAATTGTAAGCACCAAATTTATGATCTAAATTACATATTCTAAAAGATGCAACTTTTTCTTTATTTAAATATGCATCTACGATTTCTCCGGATTGAAAAGTTCCGGATGCCATTGATATTTGTAATAATTTTGGTATAACATCAATACCTGTTTTTCCATCAAAAGTTAAGTTATATTTTGTTAGTGGAGATAAATCTCCAGAAATAAATTCAATATTCCTAGATTTTAAATAAGAAGATGATTGACCAGTTAATAGTAAATTAGAAATAAATGAATTTTTCCATTCACTTTGATTTTTGATAATATTTTTTCCGTTGTTGTTGATAGTTTTAACCCAACAATCAGAAGAAGGTCTTAAATTAACAAATCCAGTATAATCTGTTAAATTAAATGGATTAATTTTTTCACTCTTTGTGGCAAAATTTTGAGATACATTAGTCCAAACAGTTTCAGTATAATTTAAAGTAACAAAATCTCCAGTTTTTTTGACATTTGAATCTAATAACTGCAAGTTTGTTGAAAAGTCTGATGTTTGTGGATTTAAAGAGGGATTTAAAAGTAACTTTGATTTTAGTGAGAATATTGAAATATCTGGTCTCAATTCTTCTTTTTCTAAATCAACAGTAGCTGCAGAATCTGGATTTTTTGTGTCAATAAAAGAGTTGCCTTTAAAATTATCAACAAAAAATCCTGATTTAAATTTACTTATTCCATCTTCATCAATAATCTGTAATGATTTTGTATCAGACTCTAATGCAGATAAAGAAGAAAAATTTTCTAAATTTTTAAGTCTCTCCTCTATTTTTCCAATATCTTTCATAGTAAATCTTTTATTGTCAATTACCTTGACTTTTATATCATTAACATCATAAACGTATGGAGGTATTTCGATAAAACATAATTCCATTTCATCCCCAATAGAAGATGGATTTTTTGGATTATCTGAAGGTGTTCCACTTATTATCCCAAATGAACCATCTTTTTTCAGAATTAATTTGTCTACTCGTGATAAGTAATATGAATATCCAACAGAAGAGTTTTCGTTTGGTTTTACTACTAATTTCGGATTAATTGAAGAAGAAAAATTTCTACTTGAAAACGAAAATGGAGACTTAGTTACTGATGTAAATTTATCAACTCTAGGTCTAAAATCTAAAACATCAGAAGATCTAATATTTTTATTTAAAAGAGGAATATCTGATCTAAATCTTCCTTGATCATAACTATTTACAGTATAAACTTCTCCATTATCGGTAGATGGAACAGTATAACAATCGTAAATAATCAATAATTTTTTTGATGGTATAGTAGAAGATTTTTTTCTAACTATTTTTGAATAATCATAATATTGTTCTTTTTGGCCCTTATCTAAGGTAAAATCGTTAGTCTTATCAATATAAACACCAGGACTAATAGAATTTACTATTCCTGCAATTTTGGATTCTTCAAATCTTACAGTTTCTCCATTTTCAAATCTATTAGAATTTAAGTTTACATATTCTACAACTGTTGAAGACGGTGTAGAAATAATTTGTCCAATTGCTCCACTTATTGCACCAGTAATTTTTTCACCAATTATTGCATTTGTATTTAAATTTAACCCAGAATTAAAAGTTATTTTGTCTAATATCGGAGATGAATTGTCTAAAGATTCATAAATTCCTAAAATTTTAACTACATCCGGAACATTTAAAGATATTTCCGTATCTTCAATTCTCAAACCATAATAAGAATTTGTCGATAATCCAGAATATGATATTGAAATGCCCGAGGAAGTTTTATCAACTTCTAATTTTTGACTTCTAGTGTATATTTTTTTCTTATTTACTATAGAATTTTTGGATATTGTAACGTTTGCTGTTACATTAGATTTTGAAGTTTTTAATCCAGAAAAATAGATAATTTCGTTATTTGATCCAAAAGAAACCTGGCTGGAAGATAAATTTTCTACGGTTCCATCTGAATAGAAAATAGAATATCTCCCTGGTGTAAAAGTGGAAAAATAAGAACTAGAGATTCCAACATCAGATGCTATTGATAATGTTAATTCTCCACTGGAAGATGTGCTTTTTCCTGTTATTTGCTTATTAACTGTTAAAGATGAATTTGATAAATCAACAGAAGAAATATTATTATTGTTTAATTTCGCATAAAGAGCTGGTTTTGTATTCTTAACAGATGGAATGCCTAAACTAAAAGTAGATGTAATTTGAGTTGATGGCAATTCACCCACACAAACTCCAGATACATTTGGGATCGGATTAAGAACCATAGATAATCCGTCTGAAGAAACTGAAACAACTCTATTATATGATTCAGTTGATAAACCAGAAACTTGATATCTAATTATTGTATCACTCTTAATACCTACAAAATTTTTACCTGGAGAAGTTACGGTGCTGAGACCACTTTTCCCTTCGGTAATTATAATTAAATCAGAAACATTAAAATTATTTGCTATTTTTCTTTCTAAAAATGCATCGGCAGAAAAGTCAGTAGATAATCCAACAGATAAAGAATCTGAATTTTGATATATGGACTTTATGTCTTGAGATCCATAAACCTGAGATAATTTTATGTTTCTAACTAAAGAGTTAGTTTCATTAATTATAATTTGTTCCCCATCAATAAAAGTTCCAGAAGTTTCTGAAAGTGTTATTATATTTCCGCTGGGTGAATTAACTGTATAACCAGATGCTCCACTAGTTAACCCCCTCACATAAGAAGTTGGTGGACAATCAGTAGATGAAATATTAGGACTTATAGTTAAAAATGTGTATGTTTGTATGTCATACAAATAACAATCCCATTTAGTTGAATCATTTTGATACGCAGCATCAGTTAAAGAAAATGAATATATTCTCGCTTTACCAATTGTTGTTCCGGTTCCGATTATATTGCTACTTTTTCTTAGATTGTAGAGATCAACTGAGAAATCATTATTTATTCCTAAAGCTGGTGTTCCGGAAACATTATTCAGAATAATTAAATTTCCCATTTCAAAAGGAACAAACCTATTTGTGAGTGTATTGGTTGTTCTTGTTTTAGGAATATCTAAAATAGAAGTTCCAGATTTTTCTATATCATAACCACCAACATAAGCTTTTCCTGGAGAAATTTTAACTGATAAAAGATCTTCAGAAGGAATATTTCCTTCTTCAGTGTTTTCATTTCTAGTATAAACTCCATTATAGTCTAATAAATTATTTAACGAATCTAGAACGTCAACCTGGAAAGGAATTACATTATAATTTCCAGATTCTTCATAACTTCTTTTAGCTATATAATCTTTAATTAATGAATAACTTGTAGTTTCTTTTATTTTTTTAACTTCGCCATTAATAACTTTTAGAATTTCAATAAAATCTTTATCTTCAAAGTCAGTTAATGATTTTTTAGATAAAGTTGTAGAAATCTTTAGTCTATCAGCACCAGGTGCAGAGTAATTAAAAAATCCTTTTGCATTATCATATAGTGAAGTGTCACTTTCTGAAGTAAGAATTTCTTCGCTGATAGATAAACCTACTCGATATGATGGTGTATTTGTATATTGATCAAGTATTAAAGTATCTTCTTCTACATTTACAAAATATCCTCTTATAAAATAAATTCCACGCGAAATAGAAACTGCAGACCCTATTGAAGATGCCTGAGAATTTATTGCAGTTGCTATTGTGCTTCCTGCAGTTATGGTGGTATTTCCATAATTAAATGATTCTTGGGTTATCAGTGTTTCTCCATTTAAAAATTGAGAATTTTGGAAATTGACATCCGAACCAAGATATTTTACATATAATGTAGTGCAACTTTCTGTCGATTCTATCCTAGGTAAAACTTTAACAACTAATGCGGTAAGTTGTGAAGATTCTCCAGTTATTTTTTTACCAACTAATTGTTCAGTATAAAATTCTACATCTATTCCCAAGTGTGATGGATTTATTTTTACTGAAAAATAATTCGAATCGTATGTTATATTTCCCGGTACTACTACAGATCCATCTTTAAATATATTAGTTCCAAAAGATTCTAATTGATTCTGTAAATATGATTGTAACGTTGTTAATTCTCTGGCTTGAACTGGAACTCCAGGTTTAAATAAAATTTTGTAAAAATTTTTATTAGCATCAAAATCATCATAATACGGTGAGATATTTAAATTTGTTTTTTGTGCCATTTTTTAGAATTCCAGAATGATTTTAATGTCTTCTTTTTGTCTTGGGTTTCTAGTAACAAGAGGACGATTATCAATATAAATTATTTCTCCAGATCCTTTGTTTATTTCTGGTGTTGAAACTCCATTGATAAATGTTGATGATAAATTTACAACCTTTGTTGGAGAAATGCTAGTGGTAATACCACTATAATTAGCGTCTATTGACCCACTAAAACTATTTATTGAAGTTATTGTTCCTCCCTGAATCGAAAAATTAATTTTTTTAGATCTATTCGCAACATTTTTAGAGTCTTTTTGATCATATGAAGAATCGTTATAAAAAATGGATCGATCTGTAAAATACTTTAATACATTAGTTTCTTTATCAAAAGAAGCGATATAACCAGTGGCAGTTCCAACTCCAGATATTGTTTGATATATGGGATTTCCAGGAATTGCATCATCTGGAGAAACAACACTAGAACCAACTAATTTTAATGAATATAAATTAGAAAATTTATCATCAGTAAATATTGAACTAGATGATCCAACATAAGTTGGATTTTTTAGAATACCAATTTGGGAAAATCTGGAGTCAACTGGAAAATCTTTAGATGAGTCATCAAAACGAGCATAAACTAAAACTCTATCACATCCCAATTCTGTATAAATGTCATATCCATGTCCTCTAGATGGTGGGATGATGGGAATCAAATGTGCAAAAGATGTAACTCCTTGATTTATTGTTGATAAATCTACTCTACCATAAGTATAATTTTTACCACCACTTGATATTAAAACATCATTTATTTTACCACCAACAACATCAACTACCACTTTCGCTCCTTCACCATCTCCCAAAATATCCAATTCTGATGAAGTTGAATTATATCCAGAACCTGGATTATTAATATAAACTTTTTTTATTTGATTTGAATTAATTAAAGAGTCTGCACTATTTCTAACTGCTTGCACCTCTGGATTTGTAGATGTCTCCCAGTCATTTGGTACTGGTATATATTCGATAGAATCGAATTTTATTACATCACTTGGATCTACAGTAAATAAGTATTTCCAAACATATCCATCTCCACTTTCTCCTGCTCTCGATGGTTCTAAATCTATAAAGGTTGGTTCGTCTTGAGATGGATTTCCCAACACATTAGTCGATGATGATCCATTATCAATACACAAATAAACTCTGAATTGTGAATTCATTACGTAATAATTCGCATCATAAAGTCTATATGAACTTGTTTTTGGTGAAGGATTTAAAACACTATAATCATGCCTATACATCTCATAAACGGTGTTTTGAACCCAATCAACCCTTCTTATCAATCTTCT